TGAGCAATGACCATCATGGTGCTGTCGCCTTGACTGCGATCGATGCGCTTAGCCTCTGCAGTTTCTGCGCTGAGTTTTTGACCCAGCACAGCAGCAAGACCCAGTTCGTTGATCTGCTGAGAAATTTGATCAAGCCTGCGGAACTGCGCGTCGTAGCTGTTGCCTGAAGGTTCGATGTATTCGCTCCTGGCACTTTCGGGGAGGCTGAGTGCTTCTCCAGGGCCTGCGCTGATCTCTTCTGCTGACTGCGGGAACCCGTAAATAGCCAGCATCGGCACTGCACTGATGTGCAGCTGGTTGTCGAGGTCGCTTTGTACTTGATACGCCTTCAGGTTTAGCTCAGCAATGTCTGCCAAAGGTGGCCGCGACTCAAGAACACCAACGCGGTTGGAATAAGCAACGGCGAACGGAATCTCGCTAAGGCTGGTGCGGCCCTCATCAATCAGAACAAAGTCGCCTTTCTTGTCCTTTTGGTGAATCTCAAACGCGCCAGGCGTCAGCACGCGCACCTGCTGCACTTGCTTCTCGCCGTAGAGGCCATCAGGCACGGTGATGGTTTCCATCAACCGCAGCTGCGTTAACTGTTGCTTGCCGTCCTTGATTTCAGAACGCCAACCTAAGCAGTCGCGTGGCGTGTATTGCGTCCAATACGGCCTGCCGTTGTCGCCTGCCTTGGGCGCATCAACAAGAACACCGACGTGGCCATAGCGAATGCACTTGCGTGCAGTTTCGTAAGTCCAAACATTTAGGTCGTTGCCCTGAAGGTCAACGTCAAACAGCTGCTCAGTGACGACATCGCTGACATCCTCAAGGCGCACAGGCTTGCGGGTCAACATGCCTGCCAGCATCCGCTCAAGCCTGACGTAAAAAGGCGCAAGCGTTGAACGCATAAGCCTGTTGTCATAGGCCTCATCTAGCTCTCTAACTTCCTGTGGCAGATATTTTCGATGCCCTTTTCTAATGCCGTAAGTGCCTTGCAAAAGTGCTTCAATCAGCAGCCAATGCGGCTCCATGTTTACGAAAGCCGTGTTCGGACTTTCCACCGTCGTGACGTTGCCAACACGTTGGCGACCAGAAAAGCCTGAATACACAGCTAAATCCCACCCATGCGATCAGTTTAGTAAAGCCTGATTCCAGTACCACGACCAGCACGAGCATGGAGCGGGTTATACAGAGACCACACTGCATAGCCCAAAGCATCATTGAGGTGGTCATATCCAGCCTCTTTGTCTGGTTCTTCAGGATTGCGTTCTGAGTAACTCTGAAGCTCCAAGCACTCGATCATTCGTTCGCACTTGGCAAGGATCTGCAGCCTGACTTCCTGCCGCCCGTTCTCCAGAGGAGCTTGAACAGCAGCCACCCGATCGCGGATGAGAGGGTTTGAACGACCGGCGATGACCGATAGACCGGCCCTGGAGAGCAACTCGCAATCCGTGGCTGATGCATTCGTGCTTCTGTTCTGGCCTGATGCATCTGGGTAGACATATACAGGGACAGGAAGATGGGCAGATCTTCGCTTGATTTCTGCAGCCAAGGCATCTGTGTCATGAGCCTTTACTTCGTCGATAACTAGGAATTGA